AGGTCGTTCCATGAAGGATATCTATGTTATAATTGTTGCTTTAATTTTACCCCATTTATTGAAAGTATTTCCATTGTTACCAATAGATCGAATATATATGTATGGATCTACATTAAAATTGTCTGGAACAAAATACTGAGAACCAAAAAAGCCAGAGTTTACCACAAGTAATGATCCATATTTATATGCTTCTGTAGGGAAGTTCTCGGTTGTGGTATCATCCACATTATAAACTCCAGCTACAGCTGTGTTGCAGTCTTTTATTACATATTTTCTTCTTATCCACGTATCATTTATCCCTATTAGTTCCCCCAGATCGGGTTTGTAGCACGATATCATGTTGGGAAACTTGGATTAGCTATTATATTCCATTCGCTCCATTTACCATTGTTTACATTCATTGTACGAACAGCTAAGACGCCATTCCCGGTCACTTGAAAAACACAAGCGTTATTATCATCCATCCTAAATACTAGAATAAGACCACCTCCTGAAAGGGTGTCAGTAATAGCGCCACTAGGTCGGTATATACCGGTTGGGGCTTGTAGTATGCTTCCTTCATATATACTTCGTGTTCTAAACCACGTATCATTTATTCCCAACAGTCCCCCCAGTTTTGATGCAAGTGACTGCATCGTCATTTGTGCGGCATCTCCGCTACTTTGTAAAACCCTTACATTTGCGGCATCTGTCACAGTCGGAAGTTCATTTTCATACACGTCATTTCCTGTTGCAGCAACGGCAGCAAATGTTGAAGTTTCTGACAAAGCCATAACCATTCTTGTGGAAACCATGTCCACCATCTCATCCACTGTTACATTCTGTTCGTTACCGTCTTTATCAACAGCCTTAAAACCAACAATATTGTCTAAATTCAAATCACTCATAATATCCTATTTTTATAAAGTTCTAATATAATTTTTCCACACTTTTGAAGTGCCGCCAACCGACTTGTACATCTTCTTTCTGCCGCCTTTTATTTTATACCGGGAAAGATTGTTCCTGTCATAGTTAACGGGGTAATCCGGATTGTCTTCGTTGGCATACGCCTCCATTTCGTATGAGATGGTATAATACGCCGAACTCGCAGGATGGCAGATAGGGTTTCCCTTGATCCACTCGACAAAATACCGCCAATAGTATTTTACCCATGAGCCGATAACCTGTGCCTGACGCAGGTGTATGGTTTCATGCGTCATACTCTCCTTACCCGCATAAGTCTGCATGTACTTCTCTATGTTCTCTTTGTTCTCAATACGGTAGATCATCCGTCCGCACCACATCATGAAACGGTATCCCTTGAAAGGATAATGCTTCATGGAAAGCAACTTAGGAGTGTCAAAATCACCCGGCTTGCTTGAGAACAGCATCTTGATTAATTGCCATAATTCTTTCATAAGCATATCTTTTACTCAATTAAATCCATACGTGTTATATACCAATGGTTGTTAAAGGCCTTCATCTCCAAAACATAAGGCCTTGCCATCTGAATCTCTGTTTTATTGTTATATGCTCCCACCAATCCGCAGAAATAGTTTGTAGCCTTGTACTTGTCGGGGTTCTTAGCCACCCTTGATGTCATGTCTACTACAAACTCTAATCTCAATCCGTTCCATGATGATGCGGGAGGGAGGGTTATGGTTCCGCCAAGACCATCAGCGGAAAAGAATGTAGATCCCTGAGTGGATGGGTTCACGGTCATGTTACCTTCTGAATCAGCCAGACTATCCATATCGCTTCCCGGTGAATAGAGAAGATCTGCGGTGATAATACCCGACACTTTGACATTACTATCCGAATCCCACGATATGCCCCCATCAGCCAATTTCCCCGATCCGTCTTCTTTTATGAGTGTTTTACCACCACCCAATTTTATATACGCATCATTCTTCTTGCCGGATATCTCCATATTTCCATTCTGACTCTTCATCATGCCATTTTTATACATGAATCCGGCCACATTCGCACCATCGGCAAACAGGGTGTCAGTAGCGATATTCACAAACTTCTGCATGGCTTCCCAGTTCGAATCCCCGTTGGCTGATGTGGGTGCAGCGGTAACGGAAGCGCCGTAATTTTTTACAAGGAAATTATAATAAACTCCCCCTATCAGATATATGACCTTATCCCGGTAATCCGCATTCCAGACGTAAGTCTGTCCGGAATCCCATACGCCTCTGTCACGGGGAAACGCCCCTGTTGCTCCTGTCGCTCCTATGGCTCCGTCTTTAGCAACCCCCACACCTTTTTCAGCGACAAAATTATTATTCCATGCGTTTGCATCGGAAGCCGACTTATAAGCCCGGACGGCAAACTGAGTGTATCCGGCTGTTGCAGGAACGGATATCTGGCTGTTCAGGGTAGCACCTACATGCGCCAGCCAGCTTCCGTTATATTTGCGTGCGACAAGATAGAACCTATTCGTATCGCTCACATTACCGCCTATATTCTGTTTCATGGTAACATCAAATGCTGACGGTGACGGTGTGCCTGTTGACGTGAAGTTTATCGTGCTTACTGGGCTGTCAAGCCAGTACGAAGCGGACGGTTCGACACCGGAAGTCATTTCCTGCCAGTCGGAGTTGACAGCCTTGTCCGATCTCTTCCCGGAAAGTATGTAACCGCCATCCTTCTTCCTTAGATAACTTCCACCTCTCACACGAAGAAGCGGAAGTGGCGGATTGGATGTTTGAACCTTGCTTAAGTAAGATCCTCCGGCAAACGATACTGTACTGTTTTTCGCATACGGAATGTTGGCGGATTCCCAATGACCTGCGGCTGTGATACTCTCACCGTCAGCCCCGTCCTTACCATCTACAAGCATGGGGACGGTTTCAACATCCACTATCTGGTCATTCACGTAAAAGACAAACTTCAATGTCTTCGTGAAATTTCCGCTTGATATGGCTGTATTGTTGTTTATGGTAGTTTCAGCTCCACCGTCTATACTGTATTTCAATATACCGTCCGTTGTAGTGGATATCACGCCCCCCACTGACATTTGCCTGTAACATGATACGGAAGACACGCTGTAGTTCCCGTTCTTGTCCTTGCTTACTGAGCTGGCGGAAACGACAATGCTGTATAGAATGGCATCCGCACCATTCGCTCCCCCACGCACACCAGCTACTGTGAACGTAAGATCACGGGAATACTGCTGCCCGTTCTTTGTAGCCCTGATTGTGATCTTCACCGTGTTTGTCGCAGCAAGAGTAGCTCCGGCAGATACCGATATTGTCACCACTCCTGTATTCTTGTCTGTCGCACACAGAAGATTTGTGTCAGGTGTACAGGTGATGCTGTCAAGGGTGAGCTTTTCCGTTCCGTACCACATGCTGACAGTTGTATTCCAAGTCTGTGAGGACACGACCTTCCCGTCTGAAGTAAGGGCTGCATTGACCATCTCGTTATCGAAGTCCGCCATGATGGCATTCTCTCCGTCCTTACTCCAGCGATGCACCACGGCAGGATCACTGAACTCAGACCATACGCCGTTTTCCTTAAAACGTGTACAACCCCATTCAACCTGATGGTCTATGTCCGTACCAAGATAATTATCCGTCCAGCCTTCCGGAACATAACCATCTTTCTGCTGACTGTCCGGCTTTTCAGGGGTGTTATCTATGATATTGCCTCTTGTGTATATATACTCATAGCCCTTACCGTCTTTCCCGTCCGATATCATAAGCTGCCATCTTCCGTCCTGATAGATGTAGGTGGCGCGGTCAGTTGTGTTACGGTATGAATCACCGTTTTTCGGGTTGGCTGGAGCCGTGGCAAATTCACCAAGGAAGGTGATGCTCTCTCCTTTCAGTTCACGCCCGTCAAGCAGCATGTCCCAGTCTTCGTTAACCTCCCAGTCGGCAGGTTTTCCGGCAAGATAATAACCACCGTCCTTCTTTCTTAAGAAATTGCCGCCTTTGATACGCAATATTCTGATGGGAGGATTGGAGGTTTCCACCTTGGATATAAAGACACAGTTGGCAAGAGTGACCATTGTATTGGCACTATATGGTGTGTTGGCGGATTCCCAATGACCACCACCGACTACAGACAAGCCCGGATCACCTTTATCACCTTTGTCCACTTGTTTCAGCCATGCCGGGTTATCATCTGATGGCTCGGTTGTCGTTCCGTTATCATCAACACACAACCACAAAGCCCCGTTGTGTGACACCTGGTTATAGTAGGCGTACTTACCTGCGGTCCATTCACCTTTGTACAACGGAACACGCACTGTCTGTCCGGTGATCTCATCCACCTAAAAGATAAGCCCGGTCATGATAATGTTTTGAAGAACGGCCGAGTAATTGTCCGCATTAATACCGGCTACAGTCATGCCTTTTTTCTTGCCGAACCACGCAGGCATCTGCGCCGGCTCCGGGTCCCAAGTGTTGGCATTGTCAAAGAATGTAATGCAGTTGTTTCCGTTGACTGAATCAATAAGTATATAAGTCTGACGTTCCGGATCCGTAAAGTTACCTGTTTGTGCCAATACCATCTGCTCGGCAGGTTTCCAGTCAGAATGTCCCGGACGGGGAATGACAGTAAACTTCTTGGCGGTATAATCTGCGGCAGTCACCCGGAATTTCATCTCTTCAAAGCCATTCAGCTTGCCTTCGCTATTCTTAGTCACAAAATAGGTGGTAAGGATATCATCAACAAACTGGCTCAATCCGTCCGCGTCCGTCAGATCGGGAGTGATGGTGTAGGTTCCATCGCCGTTATCCACGTATGACAATACGCTACAACCGCCACCGGGGGAGTTTACCATACGTCCTTTGAAATAGGTTGTACGGTTATAGGCTATTTCCGGAACAAACAGACGCTTACGGAAAACGCCGCTTCCCATTTCCATGTCACCCTTTTCGTCTATGTATCCACCTGATACACCAGTAACGAAATCACCGAACTTGGCATATTTCTTAATCAAGACTCCGCCCAGTAAGGATAACAGGAAATTAGTAAAATCCTCCTTGTCCTTACGAATAAACATATTATAAATAGGACTGTCCGGAGAAAGTTTATCAGCCCATCCTGCTTTTATTTTTTCACCATTAACCAGAAGATATCCATCCAAATAAGAGATAGCATTAATCAGCTCAAGATTTGGATGAGTATGCCCAATACCTCCTTGACCATCATAGTTTTCGTATATATTATTGAGAATGTACGCAAATATGGCTCCTGCCGTTGTTGTAGCCCAATTTTCAGAATAAGGATTCTGAACCGGTATCAGCAC